CTCTTAAGGTTCGGGTTGCCTAAGTAAACATCTTCAGACATAAAAAATTACCTTTGCTCAATCCAATTCAGTACTGCAAGTGCTGATTTGTTTACGTTTGGAGATGCACATGCAAGTGTATAGGTATCACTGATTGTTCCAATACCTGATCTTCCAAGTTGCAAATCTGCGAGTCTATCAATCTCAGTTAAATTAGCACCACCAGAAACTGTAAATCCAGAAAGAATATCTCTACCGCCAGAAAGTGCAGTAGCAGAAGTATCATATTGAATGAAAGAATTGGGATCTGCGTGATTTGTCCAGACTGGATTGGTTAATGTTGCATTCTCTAATAGTTTCCAATATACATTAGTATTATCATTCGTTACTGCTTGTAGAGATCTTAAAAGCATCACTGCTTGCAATGCGGTTGGTTTAAGACGCAAACTTACAATTGGATAATATGTATTTGCAAGTGACATTGTTGTTCCAGTAATGGAATTGGACTGACTTAAAAGAGTTCCGAGCTTATCCGCATTACCGTCTTGAATAAGAGAATTAGATCCCTGATAAAGATAATGAGTTCCTGCAACACCAGTTATATTCTCAATCTCAAGACGAATAGGAAGGAATGGAGTAGAACACCAAACTTTATCAAGATTGTTTGAGTTATCAAACTGATGACTTCTGATAGTTTCACCTTTCATTAACCAATTAAATTCTACAGTTCCAGCACCATACCACTCATAGTTGATAGAAATCATCTGTTGTTTTGTTGGATCTGCGGTTACACCAGTCCAACCATTACCATCAAACTTTTCACCATTCCAGTTATCTCTACCTACTGATATTTCTGTAGTGATTCCAGATGTAGTGGTGCGAATTACATATGAATATGTTCCCCCATTATCCTCAAAGTATGCACCATTATAATCATCAAATAATCCAAATCTTCTACGAATACCTACCTTTGGTTGTTCTAATCTGATTGCAAATGCGAGTGTTGCTGGTCTACCAGGAATGTATCTCATCACATTCTTGGTTTGTCTAATGATTTTACTTCCGCCAGTGGAACCCACCTGCATAACTACATTACTGGCATATTGATTCCAAGTTGCGGTTCCAACTCCAACTATTCTCTCATCCCAAACATCAGTTTCTTTACCATACTGAAAGGTGTTGAAGAAAACTGTTTGGAAAGGTGAAGTCTTTAGTCTGTTGTTATTAGAAAACTGGGGTCTCCAATCCGTCTGGTTTCCCCAGTGATCTGCAATATTATAGACTTCAAAAAGTGTTCTTTCTTGATTTAGAAAGTCTTGTGTATTCTTATTCCACTGAGCCATTATTTACCTCAAACCCAATCTAATTTTGATGGATGATATCTTTTAGAATCTGTAACAGTATATGGTGAATTATCTTGTGAAACTGAGTAAATCGTTTGAACAATCGCACCAGGATATTGATCTTGCAAATGTTCGGTTAATTCTTGATTTGATGGAATTCCATTCCTAGTCATAAGACTCAACCTATGAATGCTTCCCTGAAACAAAACATCCGCTAAAAAGTTTTCCCCAACTGGTTCTGCCTGTTGGGGAGTTCCACCGACAATAATTGTTCCAACAGATGCATTGCCAGAAATGTTGATGCTCTCTGATAAAAATTGCTTGAATGATTTCATTTTACTTTACCAGATCTACGATAGTTTCTTGTGTTTTAAAATATAATTTGACGTAGCACTTTGCTATATTTTTAAGACCCTCAATGTCTTCACAAGCATCAATTTCTCGTGAAATTTTTGCATACTCAAAGTTCTTATTCAGATTCTCAAGGGTGATTTTATCGGGATCCATAATTAATTACAATTCCAACGACGTAATGCTCTATTTATTCTGCTATCAGGATCTCTAGCAGTTTCAGCAGAAGTCAAACGTTTTTTCATACCACTCATTCTACTACAAAAATTCTTTCTACGTTGAGCTCTTTTGCCAGTTGGTTTTTTCTCAGTTACTGCAGTTTGTAATTTAGAACCTGGATTTTCACGACGATAAGCATCAACTGCCTTTTGACTTAACCCATCAGTTTTATCTTTACGATTGACTTTTTGCCAGTCTTCACCTAACTCCGTTCTCCAATCAGAAAACTCATAAGAGTCTGCCAGTGGAAGATCAATGCCAGTTAATTTCTTTTTAGCAATATCTGAACCTTGTTGACCAGACTGTGCTCTTTTTCTTATTTTATCATCTCTCTGTGCTTTTCTTGCATCTGCGGCAGTATGTCCAATTTCAAAACTTATTCCTTCGTTTACAGATTTCCATCCACCACCTTCTGACTTGTATCCCTTTGCTGCCCAACCATTGGCATAAGCAGATGGATATACATCAAACTTTGCTTTTGCCTTTGCTTTCCACTTTGCCCAAAGTTTTGGATTTGTTGGTTTATTTTCTTCTTCTATAGAAACTTCTTCTGGTACACAGTTGGGAACATTTTTATTTCCTTTCTTCTTCATACCAACTTGCTTATATCCAGTCCAGCACGCCTCATCTACCTTATGCTCTCCACTCTCAAGATAGTCTGCTGCAGTATCAATGTAATCTGCCGCTTTAGTGATCTTTGACTGCACCCAAGCCTCAATTTCACCCTCACCTTTCATTTTTTTCTGCAATCTCTTTGCTGCTTTAATGATTGTAGAAAGTTCGGATCTTGCCATTGAGTACTCATGATCCATTTCTTTTGATTCTGTCTTTATCGGAATAGTTGTTCCTTTTACTAAGTTGCGTATCTTTTCTTGTCTTCGAGCTTGTTTGGAACCTTGAGGACCAATATTAAAACTCATCTGTTCATTTGCAGGATGAACCTGAGCAATATCGAATTTCATTTGATTGGGTGTAAGCATTGATGGTGTAGAGTACATCGCCCAAAAACTTGGACCATATTTGCATTCTTGTTGAGTCTCATTTTTTTGGCACTTGGGGCAATATCTAATCATTTCTGATTGCTCTCCTATGTTATTTGATACCATTTTTGGTTTACCCCCCTTACCTTTGCGATTCGCTACTGGATCTACTTTCCTCTTCCTTCTTACGGCACTGGCAATCTCCTTTGCACCCCCTTGAGAACGTAATTGGGATGCTTTTTTGTTCGATAGGCACTTGGGTTTCGATTCCCCCTCTTCTCTCGCACATGGCCCGATTGCCTCTCCTTTTGTGTTGTATCGCTTCCAACCACCATCTGGGTGACTTGGATCAAACCAATTACGAAGATCTTCATTAACATCTTTAAATTTTTTACGATGCTGCTTCTTAGCATCTTTTTCCATCTTTACTAATCTAGTGTAGTAATCTGGAATCTCATCTAAATGTTGAAGAGCAATATCTGTAGCAAGATCCTTATTCTTTGTGTGCTCGTGTTCAATGGGAATTCCCATTTCAAGTTGCTTCTTTACAAAAGAAACATCCAAACGATGCTTCTTTGCAATTTGCTCAACTGTTTTATGGGACTTTAATTTATGCACAAATTTATGAGATCTCTTCTTTATTATTTAGAAAACCTTGTTTAAGTAGTTTTGAAAGTTCGGATGTTGACCCTACAAATAATGCATTATTAGTTACAGTTGTTGTTGCTTTTGTTGATTCATCCTCAACATCTTTTAATTTCTTTTGGAGATCCATTAACTTGTCTGTTGTATCAGCAACACTTTTAATAAGTTGTCCAGCAACTTCATATGCTCTAGGACTTCCACCCTCTCCTGCTAGTTCTAAAATTCCATTAATTGCTTCTTGCCCCTTCTCAATCAAGGAATAAAGATTTGCTCTTGTATAGTCATAATCTTTTTTAATGTCTTGCTTTTGATCAGGATCTTTTACAATTTCTATTTCATTAACTTCACTCTCAACCTCAACAATATTACTCTCAGTTGAGAGAAGTTTATCTAGTTTATCAAAAGAATTTGCCATAACTTAAAATCAAATATCTAATTGGCGAGTGGGACTATAATTTCTGGAATCGTTAAAGTAATCAAAAGTTTCACTAAATCCAAAATCATCATCAGGATCTATTCTTGCATCATCAGCAGCGGTCAGAACATTAATTGTACTATTGTCAGAATGCTCTACAGCAACAGTACCGTCATATCCTCTTTGGACAGTAAGTGTATTAGATGCAATTGAGTTAATTAGCATAATTTCATTATCAATAGTAATTCTATTATTAACAGAAAGAAGAGCTGCATCATTAACGTTTATAGTTTCTGTCGTTTTGTTTATAGCATCGGTAATAAATGTTGTTGCGTCACCATCATAATCTTTAAGTGCTTTTGCTGTTACTGTATATCTCATCTCTCTCTTAGCAACAGATCTATCAAGAGAAGTATATTGATCAACCTGAACTTTCTTGATGAGACCATCACTAGACTCAGCGATTGGACCAAATAGATATGTTTTAGCAGTAAATTGTAATGTATAAATTAATGATCTTCTTGTAGAAAAATCTCCTTCATAATCATCTTGGAAATTAATGGATTCCAATACAATAGGAATATCTCTTTTCTCTCCAATAGAATCTATAAGATCAATAGTTATAGTAAATGCTGGTTGAAAAAATGGTAAAATTTGCTCTACAATCTGCAGTGCGTCATCATTTAATTTTGTTAGAATATTTAATTCAAATCCAATATTATAAGGAACTGGGAGATAAACTTTTTTTAAATTATTGCCGTCACTAGCTTTAAAGGTTTGAGTAACACCTGCTTTTCTTGTGGCATCATATTGCAAAGAATTCATTTCGAA